TGCAGACAATACAATTGACCTAGCAGTAGGTACAGTTGCATTAGGTTCTGGAACATCTGGAAACTATGTTGACAATGTTACTGGTGGAACTGGTGTTACTGTAAGTGGTAGTGCTGGTGAAGGATGGGAGCCTGCAATTAGTATTGGACAGGATGTTGCAACAACCTCAGATGTAACCTTTGCAGATATAGCTGCAACAGATATAACTGCTGGTGGTAATGTTGTAATTACTGGTAACCTAACAGTTAATGGTTCATCTGTAACAAACAGTTCAACAAACACAACAATTGAAGATGCATTAATAGAACTTGGTTCTGGTAATACTGGTTCAAACAGTAATGACTTAGGTCTTATACTTGAAAGAGGTTCAACAGGTAACAATGCATTTATGGGTTGGGACGAAAGTGCAGATAAGTTTGTTATGGGAACAACTACTGCAACAGGTTCTTCAACTGGTAGTTTAACAATAAGTACAGGTACTTTAGTTGCAAACTTAGAAGGTAATGTCACAGGAAACGCTTCTGGAACTGCAGCTACAGTAACAGGTGCAGCTCAGACTGCAATTACAAGTGTTGGTACATTAAGTGGTTTAGCAGTTAGTGGTAACCAAACAGTAGGTGGAACATTAGGTGTTACAGGGGCTGCAACAACAAGTTATACGACAATAGGTTCAAGTGCAAAAGCATTCAGAAATACATTTATACATTCTTCTGCACCACAAAACAGTGATGGGGCAGTAGGTGATATCTGGATAACATACTCATAGTAACCATATATAATGAATGAGGAAATTGATTAATGAGTTCAAAAGTAAAAACCCCAGCAGGGTGGAATGACACTACAGGATGGAGAGTAAAAACTCCATCTGGGTGGAAGAAGGTCGTTGATGTAAAAAGAAAAACTCCTAGTGGGTGGGAATTTCAAACAGGTACAATACAGGTACAACAACCTTTTCAGCAACCATTTCAACAGGGATATCAACAACCTTTTCAACAGGGGTATCAACAACCTTTTGAAGTTACAATTAATAGACCTTCGTCTTATGAAGTAACTATACCTAGACCTACAACATTCCAAACATCTAGACCTGCTAGTTTTGAACAAACAATTAATAGACCTACTAGTTATGAGGTAACTATAAACAGACCTACTAGTTATGAGGTAACTATACCAAGGCCTACAACATTCCAAACATCTAGACCTGCTAGTTTTGAACAAACAATTAATAGACCAGCATCTTATGAACAAACAATTCCTAGACCTACTTCTTATGAGGTAACTATAAACAGACCTGCTAATTATCAAACACAGGGTTATAGACCACCTTCATATAATGTTCAAATTACTAATCCTAGACCTACTTCATATAATGTTCAGATTACAAACCCTAGGCCTACAACTTATCAGATTACTAATCCTAGACCTACATCTTATGAACAAACAATTCCTAGGCCAGCAAGTTATGAGGTAACTATAAACAGACCTGCTAATTATCAAACTACTGGGTATCGTCCACAGTATTTCCAGATTTCAAACCCTAGGCCTACAACTTATCAGATTACTAATCCTAGACCTACAACTTTTCAGATTACTAATCCTAGACCTACAACATTCCAAGTAACATATTTCTTGGCAGGAAGTCCTAAATTTGGAACTAATCCAACGACAATCCAAATAAACTCTGGCCAGATTAATTTCCAACCAAGTCCAATATTTGCAATAAATTATAATCCAAATGGGCCATGGTCTCCAAGACCAGCAAGTTATCAGACTCAAGGACAAAGACCAGCAAGTTATCAAACTCAAGGGAATAGACCAGCAAATTATCAGACTCAAGGATATAGACCACCTTCTTATCAGATACAGAATTCTAGACCTACTTCTTATGAACAAACAATTCCTAGACCTACTTCTTATGAGGTAACTATAAACAGACCTGCTAACTATCAAACTCAAGGTAATAGACCAGCAAATTATCAGACTCAAGGAACTATAAACAGACCTGCTAATTATCAAACTCAAGGAACTGCTTACAGACCACAGTATTTTCAAATTACTAATCCTAGACCTACTTCTTATGAACAGACAATTAATAGACCAGCAAACTATGAAGTAACTATACCTAGACCTACGAGTTATGAGGTAACTATACCTAGACCTACACAGGTGACAAATAATAGACCTGCTAGTTTTGAACAGACGATTAATAGACCATCAAGTTATGAACAGACAATTAATAGACCTTCGTCTTATGAAGTAACTATACCAAGACCTACACAGGTTACAAACAATAGACCAGCAAACTTCGAACAAACTATTAATAGACCTACAAGCTATGAAGTAACAAACACTAGACCAGCAACTAGACCTTCTACTAGACCAGCAACTAGACCTTCGACTCGACCTGCTACTAGACCAGTGTCTACATGGGATGGTGATTTGAATAAACCTTGGCCTTAAACTAAGACCTATATACTACTATATTATGGAGATTTTATTATGTTATTAGTGTATGACTCAGATAATGTTTTACATATAACTAACGAAAAAGGACTTCGTTGGAATTATGAAAAAACACAAAAACCACAATTCGGATTTGAATATGATTTATTATTCTACAATCCTTTTGACAATGACAAACATCTTATTCTAAATGATGAAGAAATTGAATTAAAAGAAGAAGCAATTCAAGAAATTGAAGAATATATTAGATTATGTGACCCACCAGCTGAAGTAACTTTACAAGCACAATTTATCGAAGATTTACAAGACGAGGTTCAAGGTAGAATTAATCGTGTGTTTGAGATGATGGATAGTGCTGGATTTACTAACACAGCAGAACTTGTAATTGCATCAAGAGAAATGTCTAATGACCCAAGAAGACAAATTGGAAGAAGAATTTTAGATTGGGTAGACTTTATAAATGGAGTTAATTATAGGATAAGAGAAGAAATTCAAGCAACAATTGAAATAGATTTAAAATCATTTGATGATTATCTAGACCAACTACCAAGCACACCATCATTTGAATCTTTTCGTGAATCGACATGGGCAGATGATAGATTCGATGATAGAAAAAATTCAGATACTTTAGATATTAATGGTGGACAAGATGATTTATCTGAGGATAAGAGAGCAGTCTAGTGTCTGAGCATTACCAATGGTTAATGCAACCTATCGACATACAATTCTTGCAAAAACCAAAACCTATTCCCAGTTTACCCTTTAAACAAGTTTGGGTGATTGATAACTATTTACCACATAGTATTCATGCATCTTGGATTGATTTTAGGAAAGCAGCTAAGAATTGGGGTAGACAAAATAGAGTTATTCGTAATGGAATGATGCAACATCTATATTGGGGTGAATCAATTTATATCAATATGGAAGATATGCCATGGAAATTTGATACTCAGTCTCCAGAATGGTGGGGTGAAAGAAGAGCCTTACATAATTATAGATGGACAAAACAAGCAAAATGGAAGAATGGAGTTCGTTCAGAACCTAGAGTTGGTTATAGAAATGCAATAATAGATTGGTTTATTCATAAACTAAGACAAGATTTTCAGTTTAATTGGGAAAAATTTCAATATTGTGGATTCAATGGACAGACAAAAGGACAAGATGGAACAGTTCATGAAGATACACATCTTGGTGAAGAATGTTTAAATAATTTATCATTTCTTTACTATGACCAAGAAAGATGGGAAGATGACTGGGGTGGTGATTTAATTTTTTACAATAGTGAATATCATACACATTCAGATGAAACTTCTGGAATCCCAGATGATGAAGGAGCCCATGAGATAGGTAGGGTTAAATATAAACCCAATAGATTGGTAGTTATGAATGGTGCAATAACACATAGACATCCAGGCCCAGATGCAGAGTATAATGTAGAAAATCAATTTCCATATAGAACAAGTATGGTTGTTCGTGGAGATAAAATTAGTCTCTGGAAAGAACAATAAGTATTATTATGAAAACAAAAACAATTTTAATTTTTGGATTGCCAGGCAGTGGGAAGACTTACATATCAAAATGTCTACTTGAACATTTAGATGCAGACCATTTCAATGCTGATGCAATCCGAGCCCAACACAATGATTGGGATTTCTCAGAAGAAGGTAGACTCAGACAAGTACATAGAATGAAAGATTTGTGTAGAGAATCAGAAAAAGCCTTTGCAATTATGGATTTTGTTTGTCCTTTTACTCAAGGAAGACAAATCTTAAACCCAGATTATATTATCTTTATGGATACTATAGAAAAAGGTAGATATGCAGATACTAATAAAGCATTTCAAAGACCTTTAAAAAATGAAGTTGACTATTGGGTAGAAGACCAAAATGGTGAATTACATTCCGAAGTTATTGCAAGAGAACTACTTGCAGAGAACAGAAGGTTTGATATTAATAAACCAACTACACAAATGTTAGGTAGATTTCAACCATTTCACGATGGTCATCTTGCACTATTTAAAAGATGTTATGATAAAACAGGTCAAGTTTGTATCATGATTCGTGCAATGAAAAATAGCAAAAAGAATCCTTTTGACTTCAAAACAGTAAAACAAAACATAAAAATGTTTTTATTAGGTGAAGGATACGAAGAGAATGTACACTTCATTATACAAAAAGTACCAAACATTGTCAACATAACTTATGGTAGAGATGTAGGTTACAAGATAGAACAAGAATCTTTTGATGAAGAGACTGAATCAATTTCTGCAACAGAAATTAGGAGACAGCTTGGACTCACAAAGTAAGTCAATTGCAAAAGCATTTTCTTGGAGAATTATTGCAACAGTTACTACTGGATTAATTAGTTATGTACTTACAGGGTCAGTTGAGGTTGCTGGTGCAATCATGACCTTTGACTTTATATTAAAACTTATATTATATTATTTACACGAGCGAATATGGAACAATGTCCAATAAAAGAAATGGAAATAGAATTTCAGTGTGTTGTAGACACTGAAAACAGTCTATTTGAACCAGTTCCAGCAAAAAAGATAAAACCAGAATGGTATAAGAAATTACCAGCATTAGTAAAAGATGAATTTGGTCAAAGACTTGATACTATAAAAAAATGTCCAGCAATGCATGACTGGTTATCAATGGGATATCTTGTAAGAAATAGACACACTGTTCTTATATTTTTAGGTCAAAATAAAAAAAATGCACCTATATCAGTTGCATATCCTCTAAAAGATTTAAATACAGACCAATTATCTATTCTTAAAAAGCTTATAAAAGAAAATGATGGGGATAAAATTGCAGAGTATATAATAAAAAATGAATTAAAGTTTGAAGAGTTAGATGGAAGAGAGTATAATTATGCTGTTGGTGGTCATCCAGCAAAACAAGTAGCTGGAATGAGCAGAGATGATAAAATGCAAATTAAAATGGATATGGACTTTTTAATTAAAACACCAGCTGGTACATCTTGTTATTATCTTGACCCATTTCTTTTTGACAATCCATATATGAGTACTTGGCAAGGTATTATTGATACTGATTCATTTAATCAAATAACAACAAATAATAAATTAATATTTTATCCCAAAGTCGATACTTCTTTTATAATTCCTAAAGGTACACCTCTGGTACAAATTGTACCTTTTGTTAGATATCCATGGAAAAGTAAAATGACATATTTAACTAAAGAAGAAATAAAAAAACAATTTGAAAAAGATGTCGAACAGGGTGTGTTAAAAGAAATGAACGAAAGAGACATTAAAAAAGAAGTTTCAGAACCTTTTTATGCAAGGAATTTTAAAACTAGAAAGGAGTATTCATAATGTATTTACCAATGTTTTCATGGCATGTGTTTAAAGCAAATCTATTAGATTTGGGTTTAGTTTCTCAAGAACAATTAGATGCAATGAAAAAAGAATGTTACACTATGAGAAAAGAAAATCCTATAGGCAGAAATCGTTCTAATAATGGTGCTGGTTGGCAATCTGTAGATGGTGTAAATGGAAGACCAATGTTTCAATCTTTACTTAATGGTGTAGAAGAGGTCTTTAACAAAGAAGTATTTCCATTTCATTGTGGAGAACATCATGAAGATTTTACTTTAGAGCATGGTAATTACTGGGTAAATATAAATTATCAACATGGATATAATAATGTACATACACATCCAGGCTGTTGGTATAGTGGTGTTGCATACATATCTGTTCCAGAAGAAACTAGAGGTTCTGGGGTTTTACAATTTTTAAGTGGACAAGGAAAACACTTTTCTAATTTTATCCATGCAACTGCAAGAACTAGAGATAATTTTGTTATAGAACCAAGAGAGGGAGATGTATTATTATTTCCTTCTGCAATGCAACATTATGTAGAACCATTAGAAACAGACTTTGATAGAATCTCAATTGCATTCAATAACTCATTTAGTTGGAGAGGTAACACTCAAGAACTAAATAATCATCCAGAACTGGAAGCAAGAAAGGTAGATGATATTTTAGCACTAGAAGTATGTCCAGAAAGTGGAAACCTTAATTTCCCTAAATAACCTTATACAATCAACCTTTCGAGGTACTTTAGGAAACAAAATGGAATTAGAATCAATACATTTACTTTGGAACTTAGTTCTAACTGGAATCGTGGCCCCATTCGTGTGGTTCATAATGCAGCTACACAATGAGACAAAACGACTAGAAATATTACTTAATCGTACAAGAGAAGAAATGAATCGTGATTTTGTTTCTAAAGAAGACTTAAAGAGAGACATGGAAAGAATGATGGACTCTTTAGACAACATCAATAAAAAAATAGACGATTTTTTACTTTCAAATCAAAAATAACATAAATAGTATTAGAGAAAAGAAATTTCTAATAGGATTATGTTATGGCAGCTCCAAATAGCAAAGAAACATTAAAACAATATGCATTAAGACAACTGGGTAAACCAGTTATTGAAATCAATGTGGATGATGACCAACTTGATGATATTATAGATGATGCATTACAATATTTTGCAGAGTACCACTATGATGGTACTATTCGAACATATTTAAAACATCAAATCAACGACAACGACCTTGTAAATCAAAAAGCAGATGCAAGTATGGCTCAGTCGTCTACTGGTACACACATCTCAAGTAATATGACCTTTAAAGAAGGTCAAGGATATGTTGTTCTTCCAGAGTCAGTATATTCAGTACTAAGAGTTTTTCCATTTGTAGATAAGTCTGGACTTAATATGTTTGACTTAAGATATCAATTAAGATTAAATGACCTTTATGATATATCTTCTACATCTATCGTACAATACGAAATGGTGCAAAACCATATTCAGTTATTAGATGAAATACTAATTGGTCAAGTTCCAGTAAGATTTAACAAAGCACAAAACCGATTATATTTAGATATGGATTGGTCAGCTGCTGTTACTTCTGGAGAATATATTATTATAGATTGTTACAGAAAGATAGACCCAACTCAATTTACAGATGTTTACAATGATGTCTGGTTAAAGAAATATGTCACTGCATTAATTAAAAGACAGTGGGGTCAAAATTTATCTAAGTTTGAGGGAGTTCAATTACCTGGCGGAGTTACTTTACAGGGTAGACAAATCCTTGAAGATGCAAACACAGAAATTGAAAAGTTAGAGGAACAAAGTAATTTATTACAAACTGAATCTGCTATAATGATGGGTTAATATTATGCCTACTAATGTATATTTTAATCATGCAGTTCAATCAGAACAAAATCTGCATGAAGACTTAGTTGTAGAATCGTTAAGATTCTATGGACATGAGTGTTACTACTTGCCACGAACAATCGTAGATGAGGATGAAATCTTTGGTGAAGATACATCATCTAAATTTGGTGATGCATATCAAGTAGAAATGTATATTGAAAACACCGAAGGTTTTGAAGGTGAGGGGGACTTACTATCTAAATTTGGTGTAGAGGTTAGAGACCAAGCAACCTTTGTTTTATCAAGAAGAACATGGGATAGATTTGTATCATTAGATTCTAACCTTGCAACAACAACAAGACCCAATGAAGGAGATTTAATTTACTTCCCTCTTGGAAATCAAACTTTTGAAATCAGATTTGTAGAACATGAAAATCCATTCTACCAGTTAGGTAAACTTAATGTATTCAAACTACAATGTGAAACATTCGAATACTCACATGAAGAGATTGATGTTGGTATTGCAGAACTAGACAACATCGAAGACCAGTTCTCATATCAAGTACAAATGACACTTGGTTCTGGTTCTGGAGACTTTGTGGTGGGTGAAGTAGTAACACAGACTGTTTCTACTGGCAAGACTGTATCTGGTAATGTGGTATCATATTCATCTACAGGTGCAAATGTTAAAACACTTAAGGTTAATAATATTACCTTTAGTGATACAGATGTACCAGCAACAAACACAATGTTCGTACTATCATCGAATGCAGCTGCTGGAAATATAGTAGGTGCTACATCTAATGCAACTAGGACTATAACAGCTGCACCAGACCAGTATGTAACACCAAATGACCCACTTGCAGATAATAAAGATTTTGAAACAGCAGGTGCAAACATAGTAGACTTCTCGGAAAGTAACCCATTTGGGTCACTATAAATATCATGAGTATTATGAATTTTATCGAAGAACTTCACACATATATCCACGAAGGTAGAGAAGCAAGAGTATATAAAGCAGAATATGGATTTGGAGTTCGATTCTTTGAAGATAATTTATGGATAAAAGATGAAGTATATACAGAACATAGTGAACAATATGCAGAAGACGCTGCAGATAACTATGTACTAGGAATTAAAAATGTTAGGTAAAACACATTTCTATCATGAAGCAATCAAACGAGCAGTGTCAGTATTTGGTACTATGTTCAATGAGATTGATATTCAGAGGGATAATCAGGCTGGAACTGCAACTCAAAATATAAGAGTTCCATTGTCCTATGGGCCTAAACAAAAGTTTATTGCAAGATTAGACCAAGCAGGTGACATCATGGATACCAATAATTCTAGAGTTGCAATGACTTTACCTAGAATTGCATTTGATATTACAGGTTTAAACTATGATGCAGAGAGAAAACTAGGTAAGTTAAAACAATATAAACTACAAGATAGTGGTGATAATACTGTTTTAAAGACACAGTTTGCACCAGTGCCATACAATATTAATTTTGGATTATATGTAATGGCAAAGAATACCGAAGATGCATTACAAGTAGTAGAACAAATTTTACCTTTCTTTACACCAGATTTTACAGTTACAATGACTACAGTGCCTGGCACCAGTGAGAAAAGAGATGTACCAATCGTATTACAAGATGTATCTTATGATGACCAATATGAAGGAGACTTTCAATCTCGTAGAGTAATTGTCTGGACACTGAACTTTGAAATGAAAACATACTTATATGGTTCTATTGGTAAATCAGAAATTATTAGAGATGTTCGTGCAAGAACATATATTACAGATGATGGTCAAGCAGCCAATACTGCTGGAAGACAGAGTGAGATTAAACAAGTACCAAATCCTACTAATGTAAGTCCAGAAACAAGTCCACTAAATATAAGTGAGACAATAAACTTTTTTGATGGGAATGACACAGACTACGCAACTGATAAAACCACAATTTAATTATGAAACATACTATAGACGAAAAACTAGATGAACTTCTAGACATCAACAACGAGGCAGAAGAAGTAGTCAAAGAGACTAATAAACAACTCGTTCCTAGAGACCTTAATGGCCGTTTTACAGAGAGAAAAGACGAACAACAGGTTGACTACAAGTACACCAGAAACACTCTGTATGGACTCGTAGAGAGGGGACAGGATGCCATTGAGGGTATCTTAGACCTTGCAAAAGAAAGTGAACATCCAAGAACCTATGAGGTTGCTGGACAATTAATCAAAACAGTATCCGAAACTTCTGAAAAGTTATTACAAATACAGAAGATGATGGATGATTTAGAGGATGAAAGACCCAAACACCAAACAACAAATCAAAATTTGTTTGTGGGGTCAACTGCTGAATTGCAGAAACTATTGAAGAAACAGAATGCCGAAAGCAAAAAATGAAGGATATCTTGGTAATATTAATGTCAAAAGACAGGGTGTTACCGAAGAATGGGATGACCAAAAGGTTCAAGAGTATTTAAAATGTACTCGTGACCCAGCTTATTTTATATCTACCTACATCAAAATCATATCACTAGACGAAGGATTAGTTCCATTTAAATTATATGAATATCAAGAAAATCTTATTAATCACTTTAATGATAACAGGTTTAACATT